ATATACTCTGCGGCCACCGCGGGCGGTTCGTCGCCGAGCCGGAGGACATCATCCTTTGCCCGAAGTGCGATCGCCCGATGGTGCGGCGGGACGTGGCGTGGACGAAGGTGCCCACGGGGACGTGGGACACCCCGAAGGACGCGGCGTGAAGTTCAGCAGCGCCAGGGCCGCCGTCATTTGGGCGTGGGGGCGGCAGTTCGAATGCCTTGTCGGGACGAATCCGATGGATCGTGACAGTAGCGGCGGCGGGACGCCCGGGAACATATCGGCCGGGTTGGCACAGGCGTTTGATATCAAGCGGTGGCTTGAACGGGCGGCCCATCAAGTGGGGTTGGAGTCGATACACCTGATCCTATTGTCGGAGTTGCCACAAGAGGAACCAGTTGAACTACTCCCTTGGCAACAGCGAAAGGTGGACACAGCGATGGAGATCGTCGAATGGAAACTCGACAAAGTAGGATGGCTGGAAGAAAAAGGGACCATTCCGTATAGCGAAATGCGGTAGGGTGAAAATAATATCTTGACAACGATCAATGTAATCCGGCAAGATGCGTTCATTAGGGCGAACTGCCTCCGGTAGCCGCCCTTTTCCATTTCCCCCACAGAGGCGCACATGGCGCAGTGTCTACCCCCCGGTCACGCATGGCGGACGTGTAGCCGCATCGACCGGGAGAGGGCGTGTCTGCGTGAAAGGATATCGCCAGTGCACAAAAGGGAGCGGGTCATCAGGAAGTGCGATTGCTGTCCGATAGGTGCGAACCGGGCGAGAGGGCTGGCGATGCATCATCGGCGACAGAACGCAAGGGCGGTGGCGTGATGGACATGAAGATCGAAGTCCAGGGCATCGCGGAACTCCGCGCCGAGTTCGGGTCGCTTCTGCCGCGGCAGATCCGGATTGCCGCATTGCAGGCGGTAGATCGAACGGTCGATAAGACGCGGGATCGTATGTATTCCGAAATGCACAAAGCGTTCGACCGTCCCACCCCATACACGCTCAGGGCGTTGAGGAAGAAGGCGCCAACGTGGCAGACCCTGCAGGGCGAGGTAGGGTTCAAGGAGCCGTGGGCGCCACGGGCTGTCAAGTATCTCGAGCCCGAGGTCGAGGGCGGGCCGCGGAAGGTGAAGGGGTTCGAACTCGCGATTCAACAGCGCGTCACCACCATGAACCCGCAAGGGCAGAGAGGCGTCTACCCGGTCGGTACGACCTTCGTGCCAGGCCGTGGAGCGAGGCTGAACGCCTACGGCAATATATCCCCCGGGCAGATCCAACAGATCCTCTCGGGCCTGCAGGCGCAGCAGGATCGATACGCGAACGAGACACCCGCCTCGCGGAAGAGGGCGAAGCGCACCGGGCATTACTGGGCCACGCAGAGGGGCATCTGGTTCGTCAGCGGGCAGCGGATGGAGATGGTGCTGGTGGCGACGAAGACCAAGCCCTCGTATCCCGTACGGTACCCGTTCTACTCGCTTGCGGGTAGATTCGCGGATCAGACATTCCCGGGCGAGTTCGAGGTCGCGCTCAGAGAGGCGTTGGAGAAGAGCAGGAGATGATCCGGGTCAGGGCGCGTTGATGTAGGGGCGCTCCTTCGAAGGCTTGTTCCTCTCCCGCTCCCTGATGCCGACGCCGTTCCAGATCAGGCCGATACCGATCAGGATGAGAAAGGCGAACACATCGCGGTATGCCACTCCTACGATGCCCGCTACGGAAAGGATGATCCCCACAATGATTTCGGTCATCGGTTCGTCCTCCTCGTGTGGATTTATATCATGAGCGCGGAAATATTTCACGGGTCCTTGGAAACAGGTTGAGCCGAGGGTATATTCCGACCCCTTTTGATATCTTGCCTTAGATTTTCTAATTACCCGTTTCGTTTCGTATAGTTATGGAGGCCATCCTTGCCGGACCTCGTTTGGCACACTGAACAGCGTAGGGTTTCAGACTTGATTCCATGGGAGAAAAACCCTCGCCGCTTGACGAAGAAGCAAGCGGAAGATTTGAAGAAGTCGCTGTCCAAGTTCAATTTGATGTCGATCCCGGTCGTGGACCTGGACGGGCGCATCGTTTCCGGTCATCAGCGGGTGAGCATCCTCAAACTGTTGGGCCGCGGGAACGAAACCATTGATGTCCGCCTTCCGAACCGCAAGCTCACCGAGGAGGAGTACCGGGAGGCGAATCTCCGCGAGAACAAGAACACCGGCGAATGGGACGAGGACCTTCTCGCCGCGATCGATGAGGAACTGTTGCGAGGGGTCGGATTCAACGGATTGGACATCAACAATATTTTCGGACTCGCTCCGCCTCCGGAAAGCGGAAGCGGGAAGAAGGGCACCGTTTGCCCGTCCTGTGGCGCTGAAATATGAGCGATCCTCCGGTCGCCGAAGTCGATATCAACCGATTGGCGAAGATCCTCAACGTCACCCCGCGCCGCATCCAGCAGCTCGTCCACGAGGGGATGCCGAAGTCGGGCAAGGGCCGGTACCCGCTGATCGCCTGCATCCACTGGTACGTCAAGTTCTGGCAGGACCGCGCGGAAGGTCGCGTGGCGGGATGGGGTATCAACCAGAAAAAAGGCGGGGTGATCGCCGCAAAGGAACGGCTGACACGCACGCAGGCCGACATCGCGCAGATCGACTACGAGGAGCGCGTCGGATCGGTACACAAAACCGATGAGTGCCGGCGGGCGGCGTTCAACCTTGGCCGGGAACTGCGGGACATGGTGTTGATCGTGCCTGACAGGGTGGATGCCATCCTTGCGGCAGAGAACGATCGTGCGCGGGTGAACTCGACATTGCGGCAGGAGCTCTCCCAGGTGCTCCATGAGTTCGCGGCAAATTGACGGTGCGTCCGTCTACAGGGAGGCGTTTCGCGAGGGGCTGAAACCGGACCCCCTCCTGACCGTATCCGAGTGGGCGGACAGGGAGCGGATCCTCCCGCCGGTGTCGTCCGCCGAGCCGGGACAGTGGCGCACCTCCCGCACTCCGTATCTTCGGGAGATCATGGATTGCCTGTCCCCGTCTTCTCCGATCCAGCGCGTGACCTTCATGAAGGGTTCGCAGATCGGGGCGACGGAGAGCGGGAACAACTGGATCGGGTACGTCATCGCGATGGCGCCCGGACCGATGCTGGCCGTCCAGCCGAACCTGGACATGGCGAAGCGGTTCTCGAAGCAACGCGTTCAACCCACGATCCGGAACACCCCCGCACTCCAGGGCAAGGTGAAAGACGCACGGGTGCGCGATTCCGGCAACACGATCCTCGTCAAGCAGTTCCCCGGCGGGATCCTTGTCATCACCGGGGCGGAATCGGCGACTTCTCTCCGGTCCATGCCCGCGCGTTACCTGTTCATGGACGAGATAGACCCGTATCCCGACGATTGCGGAGGGGAAGGCGATCCGTGCGGGCTGGCCGAAGCACGGACGGCTACGTTCTCCTCCCGGAAGAAAATCTTCGAGACATCGACGCCCACGGAGGCGGGGCGCTCGCGGATCGAGAAGCGGTACGAACTATCCGACAAGCGCAAGTATTTCGTCCCCTGCCCGTTCTGCAAGGGAGAGCAGTGGCTCAAGTGGGGCCAGGTCGTTTTCGAGAAGGACGAGAAGTACCGGCTCGTCGGCTCTCCCAGGTATCGATGCGAACATTGCGACGAACTGATCGACGAGCGGTACAAGACCTGGATGCTGGAATCCGGAAGATGGATCGCCGAGGACCCCGGCCCGGGGAAGCCCGCCGGGTTTTTCCTGTCGTCCCTCTACTCTCCGCTCGGCTGGCTCTCGTGGGACGACATCGCGCAGGAGTTCCTGGACGCCCGGAAGACCCGGGACGTTGCCGCGCTGAAGGTCTGGACGAATACGAAGCTCGCCGAGGTATGGGAGGAGGAAGGACTCGTCATCGACGACGGGACGCTGCTTTCCCGGCGAGAGAAGTACCCCGCGTCCGTCCCCGCCGGCGGACTGGTCCTCACGATCGGCGTGGATCTTCAGGCAGACCGTATTGAGGCATCCGTCGACGCCTGGGGCAAACACGAGGAAAGCTGGCTCATCGAGTACGCCATCTTCCGCGGGAACCCGGAAACGGACCTGAAGGTGTGGGAGGACCTGCGGATTCTCATCGATCGTTCATGGGACCAGGAATTGGGCGCGTCCCTGCGGATCGCTGCGGGTTGCGTCGATTCGGGGCACGCGACGAGCCAGGTGTACAAGTTCGTCCGCGCGCTGGAGCACCGCAGAGTGTTCGCCATCAAGGGGCAGGGGGGAAAGGGACTCCCGGTCATCCGAATCTCGGAGAAGCGGAACAAGGCCGGGGTCAAGCTGGGCTTGGTCGGCGTGGATACCTGCAAGTCGCTCATCTATTCCCGGGTGATGCTTCCGGACTTCGGGCCGGGATACATGCACTTCCCGACATCGGTCGGCGAGGATTACTTCTCCGGACTGACTGCGGAAAAGCGAGTCATTCGCAAGGTGCGCGGCAAGGAAATTGAGGAGTGGGTAAAGGTCCGCGCGCGGAATGAGCCGCTGGATTGCCGGGTCTACTCGCACGCGGCGCTGGATCTCCTGAAGATACGGGATTGGGACCGGCTGGCATTGAACATCGAGCG